AAAGACTTCTCCTTGCTCAATATAGATGCGACGATTGCGGGGCAGTGAATGGACTCCAAGTCCATCACGAAACATACGAGCGTTATCCAGGCCAGGAACTCATGGATGACCTAGCTGTGGTTTGCCCTGGATGTCATGCCAAGAGGCATCACGACGATCCAGGGCTCAAACCTCCCTACTCCCCGGAGTATTTATGAGCCGGAGCAAGCGCTGGCGCGTGGTGCTCACGTGGGAACTGTCGCCAGACCCAGAACGAGCCGTCTTCGTGTCGGAGCCCTGTACCAATCTCGGTTTTCCACGCTGCGCTCTGTTTAAAAAAGAACGCGGTCCCCACACTGAGGCATTGATCCCGAATCTCGCGCGCCCAAGAGTGCGGCATTGGGCGGAAACCAGGGCCACTCTCTCCCCCAACAATCACCCAGTCAATGCGATCAAGGTTGAATTGTCCGAGCGGCGCGATCAAGGGCTCGCAGGACAAGAACAGCGTCTTTGCCCCTGTCTGCCGAAGGAGATCAATCCTCTTCAGCGCCCTCATGTCTTCCACCGAAACTCCAAGCTGAATGTTTGGAGTCCACGGACCAGGCCATCTGATGAAACGCTCTGGCCGCTTGGTCAGCACCTGGAACGTGTGCTGGGGCAGGTCGTTCATAACCCTGAAAATCTGAGCCAGGTATTCATTCGGGATACTTTCGTGACCCAGATCGCTCATGGAGTTAACGAATATCTTCGAGGGCTCCTTAAGCTTGTATGGCTCGTTCAACTTGTGCGGCTTCAAAAGGACGTTCTCTTCCTTGTTTGGCGCTGTCCAGGGTTTCTTTGTCCAGCCATACTTGAGGGACAGCGTAGCCGCATAGCAATTGCGGCATCCCTCAGAAATCTTGTGGCAACCATGGGTCGGGTTCCACGTTACCTTGGTCCAGGAAATGACGGTATCATTCATCTCGCATCCTCCAATTTATGGGTGGAGTCGGCTTCAATTCGCTCCATCCATGAATTGAATATAGCATGCGAGACGGAAAAAACCAACAACATCAGCAATTTACGCCGCAGGACGCGTTGTAGATATGCGCCATACTGGCCTTGAACCATGGCAATGAAAGCCGGCCATGCTGGACATGCGAAGCGCGCCAATAGGCGGGCTCTGGTAGCTGCTGCATTACTCAAGGGCTACTCCAACCGGGCGATCGCCGAAATGCTCAAGGCGGCGCGCAACACAATTAATTCGGATGTGGAAATCATCTTGCAGGGCTGGGCCGATGATCAGAAGCCGGAAGCACGGCACAGGTGGCGCGCGTTGGAGCTGGAGAAACTTTCGAAGATGGAAGTTGCCAACCTCTCTGCTGCCGAGAATGGCAACCAGGGAGCGATAGATCGGGCGCTCCGCATCATGGAACGCCGCGCCAAGATCCTCGGGCTGGATGCGCCAGCCAAGCAAGAAGTGGATCTGAAGAACATCGACAGACTGATCGAGGCAGAACTTGAACGCATCACCGGTAGAAAAATTGGCGATTTTGGCCCGGCTTCGCCAGATGCCCTCGGCTCCACCGAGGAATCCGGGGCCGGCGACGAAGTCGAGGACGGCGATTCCCCGAACTGACGACGAGCTCTGGGAGACTGTCCGCCGGGTGACGGGCTTGAGCATCCCGAGAGTGAAGATGTGCTCCCACCACTGCGCGCCCTTCACCGCCTTTGCCGATGCGTTCTTCGCGCGCTCGCCGTTCTGCGTGTGGAAAGCCTCGCGCGGCTTTGGCGGAAAGAGTATGATGCTGGCGGCGCTGTCGGCGGTAGAGGCCGCGGTGCTTGGCTCTGGCGTCTCCCTGCTTGGAGGCTCTGGCCAGCAGTCGCAGCGCATCCACGAGATCATGGGCGGCTTCTGGGAGCGCAGCGGCGCGGATCGGTCGATGTTCGACGGGGAGCCCACGCTCCATCGGACGCGCTTTCGAGGCGGCGGCCTGGTCAACACTCTCATGGCCTCGCAGCGCTCCATCCGAGGAGGACACTTTCCGCGACTTCGACTTGACGAGGTCGATGAAATGGCGCTCCCCATCTTCAAGGGAGCGCTCGGGCAGCCCATGACGCAGAAGGGGATCCCTGCCCAGATCGTGGCGTCCTCGACGCACCAATACCCGGATGGCACGATGAGCTACGTCCTTCGGTGGGCGGAGGAGCAGGGATTTCCCGTCTGGTCCTGGTGCTGGAAGGAATCGTCCGCGCCTGGGGGCTGGCTCTCGATGGCGGAGGTCGAGACGAAGCGCAGGACGATCCCTGCGATGATGTGGGCAACGGAATACGACCTCCAGGAGCCCTCGGTGGAAGGCCGGGCATTCGACACGGCCGCAGTCGAGGAGTGTTTTGCTGGTCCCCTGCTTGCGGAATCTCCAGATACCGGCATCGAGTTCGAGCAGCCAGCATCTGGTGTGCGCTACTTCAGCGGAGCAGACTGGGGAAAGAAGCAAGATCGCTCTGTGTTCGTCTCGCTCAAGCCAGAGAAGCGCGATGGAGCCGAGATAAAGCGCCTCGTCGCATACCGGAGAGTCAGCGGGAAGCCCTGGCCGGCCTTGATCGCAGCCTTCGACGCACAGCGCAAGAGGTTTCCAGGAAAGGCGTGCCACGATGCCACCGGGCTCGGTGGCGTGATCGAGGACTACCATGAGGGAGGGAACCTTGAGGCCGTTTACATGACGGGCCGCGCTCGACTCGAGCTTTTAAGTGATTATATTTTGGCAGTCGAGCATCGCCTTGTTTCGTATCCAAGGATCCCGAGCCTCTACAACGCTCACAAGTATTGCACCCAGGAAGACCTCTTCGGAGGCGGGCATCCGCCCGATGAGATCGTGGGCTGCGCGATGGCCTGGAAAGCCTCCAGAGGCCCAGCCCCGATCAACTTCGGGGCGTTCTCCGGCATCTCATTGGGCAAGGCCGGAATCGGTGCTACCATGCCGAACAGCCGTAGATAGGAGCCAAACCAATGTCAGCGCAGCCCAGCTTTATAAGCCGACTCGTTTCAGGGATCCCGAAGTTGAACCCCTTTCGGAGCCGTCCGCAGCCCGCTCCGCCCGCCGCTCCTCCTACACCGGCCCCGACCGATGCCAGCCAGCACAACGGTTTCCTCTCCATCGGAGCCGATGGCAAGCCCAAGATCAATGCAACGCAAGAGTATCTTCATCGCCTGGCAAATGTGCTGACGAGCGGCCGAAAACAATTCATCCCGTTCAAATACTCTCCGCAAGTATTCGATGCCAGGGAAGATCAGCTTCTCTATCTCAAGAAATACGAAATCATCGATCAGATGTATCGGGATCCAGTCATTCGAAGGTCGATCAATGATAAAGTAACGTCCGTGTTTCAGGGTCACTCAACTCAACCGAATGATGCAAAAGACCCGCTCTCTTGCCTCGCGGCCGATTTGTGCATCAGGCAGACAAAAGACATGGAAGGCGGTTTCTTTCGCTCCCTGAAGCGCCAAGCCAAGACCTTCGTTCTGTATGGATTTGCTGTCCAGGAGCCGGAGTGGTGCAGATACGAGCGCGGGAAATGGGCGGGCATGGAGCGGCTGGCGAAGTTCAATTTCCGTCTTCCCCATTTTCTAGAGCCCACCGACTCGAAGGATGAGCCGGGTGAAATCGAGATTCTCCAGAAGAATCCAGACAATCCATCGAAGCCAAATAAAATAATGGCGCGCGATGCTTTGTATTGGGTATGGCAGGGGGAACTTGACCCATATAAAGGTGAAGGCGATCCTCGCGCTTGCTATGATCGCTGGTGGGCGAAGGATACCATTATAAAGCTGATGGCGGTTCACATGGAGGCTTTCGCCTCTGGAAAGCCAATGGTTGGCTTTGATATCAAAGAGGGCCAGGAGATCACCAAGGAGCAAATCGAGCACGCGGAAAAGATTGTCTCGAAGTGGAACGAAATCCTAGCATTTATGCTCCTCCCTGGACTCAAGGTTGATGTGGCTCAATCGACTCAATCGAGCGGGGATCATTATATTGCGGTGATCGAATTTCTGAACAATGAAATTCGCTCTGCCATCGGGAGCGCCAAGCTCCTCTCGGATCCGAACGGCTCCACCGGCTCCTATGCCCTTGCCGATAAACAGGGAGATCACCAGGCCGGTACATCCGGAAGCGATCTTCAGCTCTCAATCGAGCAGATGGTCAAGGAGCAAATCTTCCTGCCGATTCTCCGAAGGAACGGGATCTCCGAAGATTACTGCCCTGTCTTCTCACTCACGCCACCTCAGTCCAAGGATCGCGAAGCACAGGCCCGGCTCTACTACGATGGCCTGGACAAAGGCGCGCTGAAGGCCAGGGAGCAGGATGAGGACTGGCTGCGCTCGATCGTCGAAGCTCCGAGCGTCGAGGAAGCTGGTGCTCCAATCGCCCAGCCTCCAGCACCAGGCGCGGGAACGCCTCCAGCAGCCTCGTTCAGCCGCCGGCCGCCCAAAGACAAGCGGTCATCCAGGTATGGCCTCGGGGAACTAACAGAACGCATCGGAGAGCTTTTGGCGGAGCGCTATGGCATGGCTCCGGTGGATGAGGTGCAGCAGTTCGAGCGCACGGGTAGGTTCCCGGAGATGGTGGCGACGTACGCCCGCGAGCTATCGAACCCGTTCCCGAAGCTGGATTCGCTCCAGACGGAAGCCGAGAAGGAGCTGGGTCAGGTGCTCGCGCAAGAGCTTTGGAGGCTCCTCTCCAGCTTCGAGTCCACATTCCTGGACGACTCCCTGGATCCCGAAGAGAAGCTGGATGCAGCCTCCGGCTTCACGTTCAGCACGGATCGCCTGGTATCCGCGGCTTCCGGGTGGATCAAGGATGCCTGGGACATCGGCACCCAGAGCGCCGAGGATGAGATCCCCTCAGTTGGAAGATACGCCTCCGGCTCCGTCAACCCGTCCGGGCTGGAAGGCTTCAAGAGCCTCTTGGCGCTCATGCGCTCCAAGCTCCAAGGTTCGGTTGCTGGCCTGGCCTCCGATGTCAACGGTGGGCTTTTGGGTATCGTCCAGGCCGCCTTCAAAAACCGCGAGGATTGGAAGGAAACCCGCGCGAAGCTGATCGATATGCTGTTCGCCAAAACGGGTATCCAGCTCGGCTTCGTGAAGCCGGATGCAAGCGCAGTATTTCCGACTCCGGCTTCCCTCACGCGCCAGATCAAGGAGTCTTTCGCCGAGACTGCAAATCAAGCGCGATTCGAGGCATACAAGCGCAATCCTGATTTCATCGCAGGCTTCGAGCGCGATGAAGTCATGGGCGGAAAGGAGCCGGGCCGCTCTCACCCGCTCTCCAAATTCGTCCACGGACTCAGAATCCCGATGTCGCATCCGCTCGCGGACAAGTTCGTTGGCGTGCTGCACTATGGAGACAGAGGCGGCATCCGAAATATATCGCGGCTTCGAGCGTCCAGGCCCGATTTCAAAGGCTGGAGCACCGACGCTGAAATCAGAAGCGCGTATCTCAAGATGCAGACGCTTTCGCCAGCATTCGCGTGAAAGGAATCATGTCTCTTTCGATCACTGTCGGGAATATGGGCTCGGGCAAGACTGAAGCGCTGATGGATTCGCACGAAGAGGCGCTGGCTCAGGGCTTGCGCTCGATCATTTTGACGCCAAGTCAAGACAGCAATTTAACTGGACGGGTCTACGGAAAGAAAAGTAAGCGCTCGATTGAAAGCGTTTGCTTTTCATCAGTCTCGGACGTCAAGTCGTATGTCTATGGCGTCCACTTCTTGAAGCACTCCTCTTTTCCGCAAGTCTTGCATATCGATGAAGTTCATATAGCCTGCGGACAACATGACCGTGAAAAGGCACTGAAGCTTCTTGACGTATGCGCTGATTTAGAATATGGGCTTGGGCTCGAAATCAAACTATACGGCTTGGACAAAGACTTGCGCGGCTACACTCTGGAGCCATACCGGACCATCCAGGAGAGCCCATTGCTCCGTGAATCCTGGGCCATCTTCCGGGCGCGGGAAGGTTGGTGCGACCTCTGCGAGGACTACGAGCCGAGCGAGTATTCCTGGATGATCGAAGACCTGCCCGCGCCGATTCCAGGTATGCTCGGAGTCGATTATCTCGGGCTGTGCAAGTCGCATTTTTTTGCTCTTTCAGAGCAACGCCTTGATTTGCATCGAGCGGGGATATATGGGCAGAGGCTCCCCAAATGAGCGCAGACTTGTAAAAATCTGGAGGCTATGAGATGAAGAGCGATGAACGCATGGATGAGCTTGCTAAAATCGCGGCCGATCGTGAGACTTCCTGGGACAAGCCCCACTTTCGAGAAGAGTCGGCAGATATGTTCACACTCAGGGCCAAGAGCAGTGGGGAAGTGGAGCTTGTTTTTCATGGGGATGACAAGCTCCCGGTGGCGGAGCAAGTCCGGATCGTGCTTCATGCCTTGGTTGCATGGAGCTCTGGGAGGCAGTAGGCCATGATGATGGATGGATTGATACCGTCGGTCGGGCCGATCATCCCGAGCACGGCAAACCTGCTCGGGTATGATTTGCTTGAGCCCCAAACTGGATTGGAGCCTGGCTCCCCATTGGCTCGGCATCTGAAGCCGTATGCTCCGCTTCGAATCGTAAAGACGGATGGCTCAATTGAGGTTCGTCCATACTATACGATCCGCCGCCGCGCAGGGATTACAATCGGCACATGGACGGGCTCAAAGGGGCCAGTCGATTTCGATAAACAATACCTCGCCGATTTATGTGAATCATTCCCACATATCGCCAGAGACATGCGCCCTTGGGTGACAATCAATCACAAGCCGCGCCTCGCCCTCCCTGGCCTGCTTGGCGTTCCCCAGAGTCCAGAGTCCGAGCCGTATCCAGACCTCGAAGCTCAGGGAATCGGGCCGGTCCTGGGATCAATTGCGAATTGCTATCCGATTGATGTTCCGTTCTACACTTCAGACGGACGCATATTTGAGCCTGGAGAAATCGTTTTTTGTGATCTAGTAAATGTCCCGGAAGCGCTCGCCTTTGCGATTTCGCGGGGGAATTACCCCCGGCCTTCCTTCGGCATTGAAGACAATTTCGTGGATACTCAAGGCCGGACATGGAAGCATTGCTTGCAGCACTTTAGTTGCGAGGGAGCCTTTCCGGAGGCGTCATACAGCCTTGATGATCTCAATAGAGTGTTCTATCTAGGCCGGAAGGATTGCAATAATCTTGAGGCTTCAACTGTAATGGAGGTGCCTAAAATGCCCCCAGTCGAAACCGTTTCGGCTCCGGCCGGACAGACCCAAACTCTTGCAGCGGATCCGGCTTCTACGCCTGCTCCTGCCGCGACTCCACAGACCACTCCACCGCCCGTTGATCTGACGGGCATCGATCCCAAGCTGGTTTCGATCCTGGAGGCCTTCGCCCAGTCGCAGGTTCAGACCCAACAGGCTGTCCAGGGGCTTGCCGAGGACGTGCGGGCCTTGAAGGAGGCCGCCGCGACCGATTTGATGAGCAAGGATGGAGCCGGGGCCGCTCCTCCCGCTCCTCCCGCTGCCCCAGCCGCTACCGTGGAGACCCAGCTTTCGAGGCGGATGGCGCAGCTCGAGAGTCAGGTCAACTCGATGCAGCAGAGCGCCCAGAAAACGATGGAGTTCACTCGACGGAGCGAGGCGTCTTCGTTCGCCAAGAAGGTCGTTCCCGTGGCGATGGTTCCGCTTACGACGGAAGCGCTGCTCAAGCTCGAAGCCATGCAGGGCACGGCCGAGTTCGCGCGAGGCGATGGCCAGAAGGTGGATCTTCACGGAGCGATCCGCGAGATCCTGCTTTCCAGGGCTCCGAGCGCTCCCGCCGCCCCTGCGCTGAAAGGGCTCAAGGCTCCCTCCGCTGTTGGGGTGGCCGAGCCGGACCAGTGGGATGAGCAGACGTGCGAGGAGGCCATCGCCACCTACTCACGGGAGAACAAGCTCACCGGAAGCCGTGCCCGGTTCAAGGCCATCGACGCGCTGTGTGCGCAGTACGGCCGCGCTTTCCGTGTGGGAATGACTCGGCCCGCCAACTGAACCAAACCAAGCCCGATTCCTGAGAATCGGGCTCAAATCATTTTAGAAGCATGGAGTGAAATCAATGTTCGTACCTGATGGACAGCTCAAGTCAACCGCCAAAGCCTACGGGGTATATCCCGCCAGTGATGGCCCGCGCCTTGGCTCGCGCACCAAGAACGCCGGATACGTCACCCGCTGCACCGTGGAGGGTGAGGCATTTGATGGCGTGATCGAGGGAGAATCCTACGAGCAGGGGGATGCGGTCAACGTGATCTCGTTCGGTCCCGTCGAGGTCACGGCCGGAGCGACTTTCGCCCGTGGAGTTCGCCTGATGACCGATACCGCTGGCAAGGCGATTGAGGCGACGAGTGGGAAGTATTCGGCCCTCGTTTCCGATGAGGCCGCTACGGAGGCCGGGACCAGGATCAACGCCATCCTTGGACCGCCCGTCGTCATTCCGTAAGGGAACTCAATTCAATTCAACCCCGTATCAATTCAATTTAAGGAGCAAAAACGATGGGCGTAGATATTTCACGGCTCCGGCCGACTGCCCAATTGCTGACCACTCTGGCGGTTGGCTCGGCCTCCAACATGGACGGAAGCCGATACAAAGCGACTTCCCTTTTATTTCCCGTGCCGGTTACCGAGATCCTGGCGCGCTACAAGCGGCGCGACCCAACCGAGAGCTTGCGCTGGGAGGACACTTCCTGGCCCCTGCTCGGCAACATGGGCTCCTCTATGCTCACATGGGCCGAGG